TCCCCGGCTTCCACGCACTACCCAGCAGCGTCCCACTCAACGACCCGATCGCCCTCGCCGAACTCTGCCTAGCACTCGACCAACTACCCTCGGCGCCATCGCTGCTCGTGATCGACACCCTTGCGCGTAGCGCGTCGGGTCTTGACGAGAACAGCTCGCAAGACATGACGAAATACATCGGCATCGTAGACAGCCTCCGCGAACGCTACGGCTGTGCCGTCGTCCCCATCCACCACGCAGGATGGAACGCAGGACACGAACGCGGCTCAACCGTGATCGGCGACGCGGCTGACTGGATCATGAAGGTCAGCCAAGACGACGAGCGCATCGTCAGCTGCGCGACCGAGAAGGTCAAAGACGACGAGCAGCCCGACGTATGGAAAGCAGTCTTCGTCCCCCAAGACGGCACCGGGTCCGGCACGCTCGAACCCGACACGACACCCGTCCCGATCGACCCGGACATCGAGCTCGTCATCCTCGAATGGGAACGCCTATCAGCCGCCGACCAGGGGCAGACATCATGGAACCAGATCTGCAAGATGGTCGGATTCGGAAGCGACAAAGCCGGACGACTACGGCGCAGCCGAGCGCACGACATCGAGTCGATCGGCTGGCGATTCGTCTACACCGGAAACACCGGAACCTCGGGCGCAGGATACACGCTAGAACGCATCCAAACAGCGCCGCAGATGGTCGTCGAATAGTGCGCCAAACACGCGCCGAACCCCCTGCACGGCGACCCCGAAACACGACCCCATGCGTGCAGGGGGTTGCAGGGGGTTACAACCCGATAGATAAGCCAAACATCGTCAGTCTAAGGCACCCCATGCACCCCCTCCCCACCCCTATAGGGTGGGAGGGTGCAGGGGGTAGTGCCGCGGCACATAAAATAGGGGTAAGCCAAACAGGAAAGTGCAGGTGATGATGATGAGCAAGAACAAGCCCCAGCAAGTGTTCGCCATTACCGCCTCGACCTGTTTCCTTGCCTTGTCTGGCTTGGTGACGATCCGTGATAACGATGACGGTCTGTACGATGATGAAGCCGTGGCGTTTGCCGACTACCTGATCCAGATCATCCTCGCCCAACCCGACACCGTGCTGGCGATGGAAGCGAGCGAGCTCGACGAGATCGGGCAGACGTTGATTCACAACTGCGAAGCCTGGCTATCTTGACGCGCTGCCGATCCTGTGACGCCAAACTGTCGCGATACGCCAAGCCGAGCGAGAAAGTATGCGCGCCCTGCGATCGGCGGATGGTCGCCACCAGCCAAGCGCACGCCTTCGAGATGTACCCGGCTGAACGCGACCATGCCGCTTTCGCCTTGCGCTGGCGTGGATTAGAGTGGGACACGATTCAGCGGCGATTGGGGATGGTGTCGGTATCGTCTGCGACTAGAGCAGCTGGGCGCTACGCTAACCGTAACGATCTGAGACTTCCGTGAACCTTCATCCGCCACACTTGAACGATTGCATTAGCAGCGAAGCGCCCGTCGATCATTGGGGCGACATTGACTGCACGGGCGTCACGGTGCTGGATCTGGGTGCTGGCGACTTCGGGATGCGGCATGAGAAGTCGTACATCTCGACGGTCGATCATTGGCTCGGGCTTGGCGCGGCTCACGTCGTCGCGGTTGACATGAACCTGCGCGACCTGATCGCGGTCGGTGGTGATGATGATCGCGTGACGATCGTCGCGGACACGATGTTTCACGCGACACAGATTGACGCGCTGCTGGAGCAGCATCGCCCCGCCATCGTCAAGGTAGACATCGAGGGTGCTGAGTGTCTGCTGCGCGACGTGCGTCGGCAAGCGTTCCGCATCGCCGAGGCTTGGCTGGTCGAGACTCACACGGACGATCTGCACGATGACGTGATGGTTGCCCTGGACGATCACGGATTCGACGTGGTGCGCGTCCGTGGTCACGTCGACTCGGACCGCTTCCGCGTCGTGTACGCATCGAGGCGCTCCGATGATTGAGCCGAGCCTGCCCGGTTGGCGTATGCCACAGATGCACCGCTGTCACGTCGCTGCGATGAACCACGGCTATCGGATCGGACTAGAGCTCGGCGAGAATGGTGCCGTAGCGATCGGCTGCCGCGACATTGATGGTGAGAAGCCAACGATCTACGTGCTTGGATTGGACATCGAATACGTTGCAACGATCCTATTCGCAAAGATGTTGCAAGAGGAATACATCCCCCGGTCTGTTACGCCGGGTGGGGAGTAGGGGAGGCGGAGGCTATGGCGATCATGCGACCATGCTTGGACTGTAGATGTTTGTCTGCGAATGGTTCGCGATGCCAGACGTGTGCGGGTAGGCGGGAGGCGGGTAGGGCGGCGGGTCGGGCGCACTATCGCGGCGACTACCGCAAGCGTGCGGCCGAGGTTCGTGCGACCGCAACGATCTGTTGGCTTTGTGGCGAAGGTGCGATAGATGGTGATCCATGGACTGCGGATCACGTTCAGCCTGGCGATCCCGAGTCGATTCTGCTTCCAGCGCACCGCTCCTGTAACAGCCGTAGAGGCGACGCTAAGGGGCGTCGCGCCGAGGCGTACACATCTATGGAGAAGCGATGAACGCGCCCGAGACCCCCGTGTATACCCCGGAGGGTGGGTCTAATGTCGCAAACGCGATTGCACAGGCACCCCGGCGCAGGCATTCTGTGCCAGAAATCGAGACTTCAGACACCATTTCTCCGAGCGCGCTCGATCTTGCCGCACCGTCGGATCTCAAAAGCGAAGGCGCCCACGCATTCCTGCTCGCGGTTGAGCAGGTCTGCAACTTGCCCGACTGGCAGAAGTACGAACACGCGATCGTACGCTTCGCGCGTGCCGTGGATATGGTCGCCTTCGCCCGAGCCGAGTGGATCGATGCGGGATGTCCGGCGCTGATGACTTTCAAGAACGGGGCGCAGTCGGCGCATCCGCTGGTCAAGCTGATCGAGTCGTCTGAGGTGGCGGCTGCTCGGGCTGGCAAGGAACTCGGTCTGCTGCCGGGTGCCGATAAGGAGAAGCGTCCGGTCGGGCGTCCGCTTGGCGCAGCTTCGGCGCGCGATAAGGCACCGCCGCCGCTGGTGACTATTGCGAAGAGAGCGGGCTAGTGGCGCGCACCGCTGCGAAGCCGAAGCCGGCGTGGGCTAAGTATTCGCCGGGTAGTCGTGTCGATCATTTTGCGTGGTGGTGCGAGACTTACTTGATCCAGTCGATTGACCAGTTTGCTAATGAGCCGCTGATCTTGGAGCCGTGGCAGATTGATTTCATGGGCGAGGCGCTTGCAATGGAATCGGCAGACGGGCTGACTCCGAAGTGGCGCAGCCTGGCGCTATGTGTGTCGAGAAAGAATGGCAAGACTGCTCTGCTCGCCGGGTACGCGCTCTACAGTTTGCTGACCGACGATACGCAGCCGGAGATCCTGCTGGCAGCCGCGAGCGATAAGCAGGCTGGCAGATTGTTCGATGCTTGCACCGCTTACATCCGCAAAAATCCAGAGCTGGCAGCGCAGGTTGTTCTGCGCGATTACATTGGCGAGATCGCTCGGGCTGATGGTGGCGGCAAGATTCTCCGTATGGCGTCCGACCCGAACACGCTGCACGGGTACAGCCCGAGCCTAGTCGTCGCTGACGAGCTGGCATTCTGGTCGAAGCCGATGCAACGCAAGGCATGGGCTGCATTGACGACGGGTGGTGGCGCTCGAAAGAAGACGCAGACATTTACGATCAGCACGGCAGGCGATGCGAACGAGCGCGATACTTCGATCCTCGGCAGTATGGTCAACCGCAACGAAGCCGTCGGTGACGTGGAGAAGACACCTGGTCTGACGATCAGCCGCAACCATGACGCGGCAACGCTGATCTACAACTACAGCGCGCCCACGAAGGACCCCACGGACATTGCATCTATGCAGCTTGCCAATCCCGCATCGTGGATCACGGACGATTACCTCCAGCGCCAAGCAAATAATCCGGAGATATCAATCGAGGAAGTGCTACAGCTGCACGGCTGCGTTTGGGTCGCAGGGTCGTCAGCGTGGATTAGCGCGGACTGGTGGAACAACGCGATCGAACGGGATGCGAAGATCCCGGACGGTGCGCGCGTTTCCGTTGGCATCGATGTCGGCATCGTTCACGATGCGACGGCGTGCGTGGTGGCGTACCAGCGCCCGGACGATGACAAGGTGCTGATCGAGGCGCAGATTTGGACGCCACAACCCGGCAAGAATGTTGACCTCGCCGATGTCGAGGCGCACCTTCGCGAACTGACGGCGCGCTACGCGGTCGCCGGCGTCTTTTACGATCCCCGGTTTTTTGAGCGTTCCGCGCAGGCGCTCGATGATGAGGGCGTGACGATGGTGACGATGGTCCAGTCGTCGGCGATCATGGCGGACGCGTACCAGGCTTTCTATTCGATGCTCGGCGAGGGGCGCATCGTTCACGCCGGCGACAACGCCGAACTTGCAGCGCACGTACTTTCGACGGCTGCGGCGCAGACCGATCGGGGCTGGAAGATTTCCAAGATCCGTCAGCGTCAACGCATCGATGCGCTGGTCGCTGCGGTGATGGCTAACTATGGGGCTATTCTACAAACTGAGGGGGAGCAAAGTGCGCCGGGATTCTACGCCTTTTAGGGCGGCTATCATATGTCTACAAGTGTTAGGCGCGATCATCATCTCGGCTGGTGTCGGGATTGTGTTCATGCCTGCAGGAATCATCCTAGCCGGAGCGTTCATGATCGCGTTCGCCGTCGCAATTGAGAGGAACTAACGAATGCTAGGCGGACTGTTCGGGCGGAATAATTCTGAGGAGCGATCGATCTCGTTCCAGACTATCTTCGCGTCCGGCGACTCGCTTGCATTGACGACGAACTCCGGTGTCACGATGAATCAGGACGAGGCGCTCAAGCTCGGCACCGTCTACGCGTGCGTGCGCTTGATCGCTGATTCGATCTCGACGTTACCGATCGACACGTTCCGCCGCGATGGGACCGAGCGCGTGAACTATCCGCGCCCCGTCTGGCTCGACTTGCCCGAGGTCGGCATGTCTAGGACGACGCATTTCTCGCAGGTGCTGATCTCGCTGCTGATGAACGGCAACGCCTTCATTCGGATCTTGCGCGACGATCAGGGCATCGCTGGGCTAGTCGTCCTGAACCCACGCAAGGTCGAAGTGCAGCGCAACAACATCACGCGCCGCGTCGAGTATTCGATCGACAACGGTCGCGAGATTGTTCCGCATGATGAGATGATGCACCTGACCGAGCTCTTGCTTCCGGGTGAGTTGCGTGGACGTTCTCGCATTGATCTGATCCGCGATACGCTTGGACTCGGTAGGGCGCTCGACACCTTCGCCCAATTGTTCTTCGGGCAAGGCAGCACACTCGGTGGCGTTATCGAGTTCCCCGGCCAACTTAGTAGGGAGCAGGCCAAAGACCTAAGCGACTCATTCGAGGAGCAGCACCGATCCGTCCGCCGCTCCCATCGTCCCGGCGTGCTATTCGGCGGCGCAAAATATTCGCAAACATCGGCAGCGCCTAACGAGGCGCAGATGTTGGAGTCTCGCCAATACAGCACCGAGGAGATCGCACGCGCGTTCCGCTGTCCGCCAGCGTTGCTCGGCGTGACGACTCCCGGCGCGATGTCGTACGCATCCGTCGAGATGAACGGGATCCACTTTGTCACGTACTGCCTGCGCCCGTACATCGTCAAGATCGAGGATGCCTACAGCAACCTGATTCCCGGTGATGCCTTCCTGAAGATCAACGTCGACGGCTTGCTACGCGGCGACCAGGCTAGCCGATACGCATCTTTCTCGACTGGCATCCAGTCCGGGTTCCTCTCAATCAATGACATCCACCGGTTAGAAGACATGCCGCCGGCGGATGGTGGCGACGTGTACCGCGTGCCGCTTGCGAACGTCGATCTGGCTGCGGCTAACCTGACCGAGTTGGAGAAGAAGACCTCGATCGCCGTGAAGCTCGTGCAGGCTGGATTTGATCCGTCGGCCACCCTGGCATCGCTCGGCTTGGACGCCCTGCCGCATACTGGCTTGCCGTCCGTGCAGTTGCAAGGTATCGCGCAGGTTGATCCCGCAGATCCAGCGGCGGCGTATCCGGTGTCTTCGTGACGATGACGACGGCGCAGATTAGCGTGACAACGGCGGCGACGCTTTTGTGTGCGCCGGATGATATGTCGCAGCGCGTGACGGTTCATAATAACGAGTCGAGCCAGCAAGTTTTTCTCGGCGATTCCGGCGTGACGACTTCCAACGGTATTCACCTTGACGGCAAAGAGGAGCGCCAGATCACCCTCAATCCGGGCGAGGGATTGTGGGGAATTGCGGCGAATACCAACTCGGTCAGCGTGATGATCCAGAGGATGTAAGGATGCCTTACTTCATTAGCGACAAAGAGCCGACCTGCGCGGGATGGGCGACGGTGAAAGAGGACGAAGGCGGGGAGCTGATCGTGATTCATTGTCACGGCACCAAACAGGAGGCGATCGATCAGATGGTGGCGATCTCGCTGAAGGAAGGGCTGGAGCCGGGAGGCGAACGCGCCCTGCCTGAGAACTATCGTCCGGCGCTCGCCGAGGACGTTCCCGAAGGGCGAGCCTGCGGCAACTGTCATTTCTATGATGAGTCGAACGTGCAGGGCGACAAGGCTTGGTGTGAGCGTTGGGACGAGTACGTCAACGGCGCCTACTATTGCAACGCGTGGCAGCCTCACGAACACGACGCCGACGACGCGGGGGAGGCGTATCGCGCGCCAGCACCAGCCGAGGACCAGATCACCGGCTCGGACGCTAACGATCCCGGCTCGGCATCCGGCGCCGGCGGCGATGTTGAGTTAGGCGCGACGACAGAAACGGCGCTACGCAATAAAGTCACGGAACACAATGACGCGATGGAAGCGGATGATCGTCCGGCGTACACACGCACGACCTTCGGACAACTCGCTGCGGTCTATCGTCGTGGATCTGGCGCGTACTCGACCAGCCATCGTCCCGGCGTTTCGCGTGCTGCCTGGTCGATGGCGCGCGTCAATGCTTTCCTGTATCTGCTGCGCCGAGGGCGCCCGGAGAATCCTGCGTATATTTCCGATTTTGATCTACTGCCCGAGGGGCATCCGAAGTCGACGCGTACGCTTGACGCGCGCGTGGTTGATCTGAAGCTTCCCGAATACATCATCGAAGCCGCGCGCCGCGGCTTGGAATATCACGCCGCTGGCCTGTCTGGCGATGGTGTTGTTGATCGTACGATCCGCGAGGCTCGTCTGATGGCTGACGGTGAAGTATCAGAAGACAAGGTGATCCGCACGAACGCGTGGGCGGCTCGGCACCTAGTCGATCTGGACGCCGAAGATAACCGTGACCCGGAGGCTGAGGGATTCCCCGGCGCCGGCGCGGTCGCTTTCTATTTGTGGGGCATCGACGCGCTCGACCCGCAGCCGGCGATCGACTGGTTCGCTCGGAAAGCCGAAGCGATCAAAGCCGAGGAAGGTGACGCCATGCGCGGTGCTACCATTGACCCTATGACTACTGCCGTCGAGACACGTCGCATCACCGTCAACGAGTTCGAGTTACGCGACCTCGGCGAAGGCGACGGGATGGCTTTCACGGGCTACGCTGCCGTCTTCAATTCTGATTCTGAGCCGTTGCCGTTCATCGAGCGGATCGCTCCGGGCGCGTTTGCTAATTCGCTGGGATCGCGTAACGAGATCAAGATGTTTGTCAACCACGACACGACGCGCGTGCTGGCGTCGAAGCGCGCGGGTACCCTGCGTCTGTCGGAGGATTCTCACGGCTTGCGCGTTGAGGCTGATCTTCCAGAAACGACGGACGGCAAGGATCTTGCCTACCTGATTCGTCGGGGAGATGTTGACTCGATGTCGTTTGGCTTCAGCGTTCCGAGTGGTGGCGATTCGTGGTCTTCGGATGGTGCGACGCGTGAACTGCGCGAGGTGCGTCTGCATGAGGTGTCGATCGTGACGGCCTTCCCGGCCTACGGAGCGACGACCGCCGGCGTGCGTAGCCTTGACAACCTTGCCGCCGCGACGGGTGCCGATGCGGGTCTGCTCGATGCGGCGATCACGAAACTAGAGGCCGGCGAAACGCTGGACGACGATGCGGCGATGCTGATCGAGTCGGTCGTGCAGAAGTTGCGCGCCGACACGACGATCGGTGATGAGGCGAAGGCTTCGTTGGACATGAAGCGCAAGCAGCTCGACCTTTTGTTCTCTCGCGTCTAGACGCACTTTCGCGCTGTTACCATTGGGGTTGTCTGATCTGCGGAGCCGCGGCAGGCGCATCCGATGCGGAGCCGCTCGGAACATCCGTTAGACCAAACTTTTGATTCTTGAAAGGATCACCCTGATGTCCGAATACCTGAAGCGCCAGACCGAACTGCGCGCAACTGCATGGGAAGAGGCCAAGCACCTGCTCGACGCAGCTGCCGCCGAGTCCCGCGACCTGACCGCCGAAGAGAACGTTATCTACGAGCGCATCTCCGAAGACATGGACAACCGCGCTCGCGTCATCGAGCAGATCACGAAGGACGAAGAGCGCGCCCAGCGCCTCGACGTTGCTGCCGCCAGCGTCCGCACGGACGAGGTTGCACCTGCTGACGACGATGACACCGAGGCTCTCCGCAAGCTTGCCCGTGGCGAGGTTCGTTCGCTCAACTTCGAGAAGCGCGACGTCCTG